ATTAAAAGCCCATAGAAGGACGCACAGCGCCTTTAAGAGTCTTTTAGGTACTAAGACACCCCCCAATATTTTCGAATAATTAAGAATATAAATAAAACTAAAAGAATAAATAAAAGTAATAATAAAAGAATAAACAAAAAGAATATTAAAAGAATAAATAAAATTAAATCTAAATGAATAATAAAAGAATAATTAAAAGAATAAATAAAAGTTAATCATTAAGTTTAATTAATAATTAAATGTTAATCTTTAAGTTTAAATAAAAACAAAAAAAAAATAGACCCCACCTAAAAGATAAAGACAAAATAAAACTAAAAAATTGTCTAAATGCTACGAGCAACGGTTAGAACAACCGATAAAAAGCATAGGAAAACAACCATTCCTGGAAGAGAACAAAAAGAGAACAAAAAGTGGCATGGGGGACAATTCGCACCCCTAGTATAGTGATACCCTCTCGGATTTTTTTACCAAAATCTTACGGATTAACCTAAAGATTAACAATGGTATGTAACCTAATAGTATTATCTCTGGTAATGTCATGTATTTCCTTTCATAATGGTTAATGGGTGGGTAGGTTTCATATTTAACCTACTTAAAGACACTTTATGTTCACATTAAGGTTACATATAGGTGACTTTCTACCCCCTAGTTCTAATAGGGGTACTAATTAAACCACCTTGAGTTACTTGTCTTTTTACCTATGGCATTATCCATAAATCTGTCTAAATCTTGTCTTAACAAGTCGTTTTTATGCTCATTAAAAGATAACTCTTGGTCTCTGTCCATTCTTTCTACCCAGTAATTTACTGCAATAGATAAAGCGTCTAGTTGGTCATCATGTCTAATAGACCCTTTGTCTTTAGTAATACGAGTCATTTGCTTAAACAATTGGTGGTCCAGGTCTAACTTGAAGTCATCCTTAATTAATTCTTGGCTAACAACTAGTCTATGTTGGTTCATAACAGGCTCTAGAGTGTCTATAATACGTAGTTCTTTCTGTTTTGAGTGTCTTACCTCCTCAATAGAACAAGGGTGTATACGAGCCATTATGGGCTTTAGAAGGGCTGTTGCCATTCCGTCACCAAAGTTAGACTCTAATACGACATAGTTAACATTTTGATGTTTAGCTATTGTTGCTAGTTCTTCTAACGTAGTATCACTATATCCACCTATTAAACCACCACAAGCTGTTACATATAAAATACCATGAAGCATTTTAACAACAGCAAAACCAGTTCTATCAGCACCACGTCCTGCAGGGTCAATTGCCATAACTGAACCTTCAAACGGTGCATATTCGTCAGATAAATACATAGGCGCTACGTAATAGTCACCTTTAAGTCCGACATTAGGCAGCTCACTATCTATATTCTTAATTTGGTCTGTAGAAGAAGCCCATTGTATTTTTGCAGGTGCTTCTTTCCACGTAGATAAACCAGATACGACAATTAAGTCGTTTAGTTTAAGTGGATATTTTTCTAAATCACTTAGAGTTGTATCTAACATAAACTGTAAAGCAAAACCACTACGACCATAAGAAGCTTGACGTTCCATTAAGTCTACTTCGTCAAATCTTTTTGGGTCTGTAGGTTTACCTTCTAACTTTTTATCTTTTTTTAAGTCTTCAGTTATTGTTGGTGCTAGTTTACTACCTAAATTAATCTGCTGCGTTGGTGTAGGATATAAAGCCGTCCATACTCTTGTTTGAAATCCTCTTTCTTCCAAGTCATTATACAAACTCATTTCTGTTTGAGGTGTACCTAGGAATACAATACGTCCTACTTCAGGTTTGATGATAGCGTCAAATTCTTTTACGGTCTCACCAAGTCTGTCCCTCATTAACTGTGTTTGAGAGTTATTAGCTGACTCCACATCATCTGCGATAATTAAATCGGCACGTGAACCAGTTAATTGCGATGTCACACCTAAAGATTTTACTGAAGGTGCGTGTGACGCTCTAGCCGGTGCTACATCAAAAGAAACTTTAGAGTGACGTTGGTCTTCTCTAGGTTTCAAATGATTTAACAAAGGCATTTCACTTATAAGTCTTTGTGTAAATGTACTAAAGTCATCTGCTCTGTTTTTACTAGCAGATACAACTAGAATATTTCTTTGAGGGTTAAGTAAAAGTTGATGACATACAAAAGCTGATGTAATCCAAGATTTACCTACTCCTCTAAAAGCTTCTATTACTATACGTTTAGAACCATTTTGCAGATAATCTGCTATATCGTATTGTATAGGTGTTGGGTTGGGTAGATTTAAGTGTTGCCAAGCTAGATATAAAAAATTTTTAAAGTTTTTTACATTTGGCTCTATTTCTGGTGTTTTTCTATTCATAATTAAACCAATTATAACAAGCGTAGACGGATAGACCTAAATACATACATTCCATAAGAGTTCTTGGTTTGTCCTGGTCCTTATAGGATATCATAATCCATATAGTGCAAGATATTGCGCCTATAAACCATCCAAACCATTGTAATCGTAATATTGTACTAGATAATATTCCTACTGACATTGCAGCTAGAATAAATCCTATCCATCGTATGTTAGTTTTCGTCAAATGGTAAATCGTCTGTGATACTATTCTTAGGTTGTTCATCTACTTCTACTCCATAAGTTTTGCAAGTATCTAAACAAACCTTTAATTCACTAGCTGTTAACTTTTCTCCACTAGTTAACATCTCGTATGCTTTGTCTACTAAAAGTTTTGGTAAAATTTTAGTTTTTGCTTCAAACGAATTTGGCTTGTCAGACATTAGATTGCTAGTAATATTATTGACCAAACAACAAAAGCTATAACTTTTCTTTTGTTATCTTTAACCCACGCTGTAAAATGGTTTTTCCATTGCGATGGTGTTTCTCCGTATATTATCATTTGTTCTCCTTATTCTAAAATTAGTTTTTTAATATGTTTTTTGTCTAGGTATATTTCAATTTCTGCTTTAGATTTTAAACATTCATACCTAACGTTGCTATTTTGTTTAAGTTGTCTCATTGCAATTCTTTTTCCTTTAAGACAATCTGACATAGATTGTTGAATTCTATGTTCGTTAATTTCATTGTTTACTATCATTAGTAAAGCTACAACAGTTTCAATCATTAGTGTCCTCCATTACCGTTGGCTCTTACTTTGTCTTTAAGATGTTCAATATCTTCTAATGCTTTATCTAATTGTGTTTTAAGAAATTCTATATTAACTTTATTAGTCATATTCATTTCTTGAGTAGACTGTAATTTTTCTACTGTCTTATAAAGGTCTTCTAATAAAAAATGTTGCTCTTGGTCAGTAGGTACTTGCTCAGATTTTTTAAGTAAATCGTTTTCAAATAATTCTCTAGAAGTTTCTAAAGATGTTAGCCTACCTGTAAGTTCAGTGTATGCAATTACACCTGCTACAACGCCAAAAATTATCATAGCCATGTTACGAATTGGCATACTTACAGACGTATTTTCACTAATTTTCATTATTTCCTTTTCATTAAGTCAACACCTTTAAGACCATAAATTGAGCCAACTACTCCTATAAATAATCCCTGATACCAAAAAGGCATATTAGAGAAATATTCAAAGAAAATATCTAGTTTAGCACGTATGTTAGGGTCGTCAGAGAAAACAGAGTAAGCCAATAGAATAATAGGAATGGATATAAGAACCAAGACAAATTCATCTTTCCAACCATTATCATTACTAGCGATAATAGCTTTCTTATATTCGACTTCACCTTTGACCATCCTTTCTACATGGTTTCTCTCTGCTACTGCTTCGAGCTGCTTTGTTTCTTTTTTTGTTTGATAAATGTTTGCTGCTGTCTTAACACCAAACGTTAATAATTTTAATATTGGTAATCCCATTATATATTCTCCACTTTAATTGCACGGCATTCAAATTTAATAACTATTTTGTTTTCGTTAATATACTCTTTGTCCCATTCTAAATTTTCTTCTAATTGTTTAAATGTAGTTTGAGCAACTGCATATCCATTCATGACGCAATCGTAATGATTATTAAATTGATAACCTGCGTATGTATGAGAAGGACATTGTCCAGTATTCATGCTGCACATATACAGCACTAATAAATATTTCATTTAAATTGAAAAAACCCTATAATTCCAACTATAAGTGTCCCAATAGCAAGGATAACTTTAAGTCCACCCTTACCCATAGAAACATCTTGTCTTAACGACTTAATTTCTTTTTTCATTTCTTCTATGCTTTTTAGAATGTTATTCATTCGTTCAGCACAAAGTTTCTCATGTGATGAAAGTCTAACACCAGTAGCGACTTCGCTAAACT